CCTCGTAGCACTGGTGGTGCTAACCCTGAGAAGATCACTGGAAGCATGACTCCTCCTAAGGCTGGTGCTCGTCCTTCGGTCGGTAAGCCTGCACCTGAGCAGACTCCTCGTAGCACTGGTGGTGCTAACCCTGAGAAGATCACTGGAAGCATGACTCCTCCTAAGGCTGGTGCTCGTCCTTCGGTCGGTAAGCCTGCACCTGAGCAGACTCCTCGTAGCACTGGTGGTGCTAACCCTGAGAAGATCACTGGAAGCATGACTCCTCCTAAGGCTGGTGCTCGTCCTTCTGTAGGTAAGCCAGCCCCTGACCAGGCTCCTCGTGTTCCTGCTAAGCCTAACCCTGAAACTATTACTGGTAGCAGGGGCGGTAAGGCTCCTAAGCCTGCTGGTGATGTTTCGGCTCCTGGTGCCCGTCCAGTGAAGCCTGCTCCAGCACCTGCAGCACCTACTGTTTACCGTGCTAAGAAGGGTGACGGTTTGTGGCAGGTTGCTGAGAAGACTAAGCCTGCTGGTGGTAGCACTGCTGCTTGGTGGACGAAGATTAAGAAGTTGAACAGCACCAACGGTAAGGTGAACCGCACCTACACTGGCACTGGTGTGAAACTACCTAAGGCGTAAAAATGAGCGAATTGCATCCAGCACTGCGAGGTAAGAACATTGCTCCAGGAACTCCTGAAGCGTTCATTGCTGTTGCACAGTTTTATGTTGGCACTAAAGAGAAGCCGAAGGGTTCCAACCACACTATTTTTGGTGCATGGTATGGTGTTCAGACGGCTTGGTGTGCCATGTTTGTTTCTTACTGTCTAAACCACTCTGGTAACGGTAAGACGATTAATGGTGCTCAGTCGAAGAAGGGTTTTGCTCTTTGTTCGAAGGGTATTGCTTGGTTTAAGAAGAAGAAGGCTTGGTTCCCTGTGAAGCAGGCTAAGCCAGGCGATGTAGCGTTCTTTGACTGGAACCACGACCATAACCCTGACCACACTGGTCTGATTGTTAAGGTTGATCTTAAGAAGAAGCGTGTTCTCACGATTGAGGGTAACACTGGTCCTAAGGATCTTTCTAATGGCGGTATGGTGTCTAAGCAGTGGCGTAACATGTCTGTGATTATTGGTGTTGGTCGTCCAGCGTTTCCAGCCCTTGTAGCGGCTCCTGTGGCTCCTGTGGCTGTTCCTGTAGCGGCTGTGGAGCCTGCTAAACTAGAATTACCATTAGATCCTGCTGTAGCGGCTCTGGTGGCTCAACACGAGGCTAAACAAGAGAAGCAGGTATAAATGACGTTCGGTGAGCGTGTAAAGGCTGTGGCAGGCGTTTTAGCAACGTTGGCATGGCGTGGTTTCGGTATCCTCCTATTTGTTGTGGGTGGTGCTGCGGGTTCTGGTGCGATTTTCACTGGTGACCCTTTTGTTGGTATTCTGATTGCTTGGTCTACGATGATGATCGGTGTGGTTGGTGCGATTGGTTATGCAATTGCGGTGACTGGTTCTGCTTCGTCTGAGGATGTGGCTAAGGCTACCCAGGATGCTATTCAGAAATATCAGGAAGAGAAGGACAAGTAATGATTAGCAAGCCTAAAGATCCTCGTCCTATTGGTGAAGAGGATGACTCGTATCTTAAGCCTGGCATGAAGGATGAGAACGAGTCAACCCACAAGGTTGGCCGTCCTACCCCTGTCAAGCCTATGCCTGTAAAGAAGAACGGGTTAGTTAAAGGCGTTAAGCCTATGCCTGTAAAGAAGAACGGGTTAGTTAAAGGCGTGAAGCCTATGGCTGGTAAAGTTCGTGCTTTGCGTGAGGCTATGATAAGGAAGTCTAAGTAATGGCTAAGACTCCTGATTCTTTCGCTGCACCTCGTGGTGCTGGTTCTGCTGGCCGTCCTGCTACTTATGGCGGGTCTGCTAGGGCTGCTAAGCAGGCTAAAGCAGATAAGCGTAAGGCTCTCGCTAAGAAGGTTGCTGGCGGTGCCGCTGCTGGCGGTGCTGTAGCCTACTATCTTTACGCACAGGAAAAGATGGCTCAGAAGCGTGAGGCTGACCGTAAAAAGCAAGAGCAGATCAAGAAGGACTCTGACAAACTTGGCGTAGACTCTAACGGTAAGACTTACGAACAGCAGCAACTTGATGAGCGTATGAAGAAAGTTAAAGACACTATCAAAAAAGGTTAATACTTTTAAAAGAAAACCCCCTCCAGGAAGACTTTGGAGGGGGTTTTCGGTTTATAGACCGGCTTGGTCTTTTCTTCGTGCAATGATCTCTTGCACTGCCTTTTTACGGATCTCGATAGTGTCGAGTTCAGTAAGTTTCATACCGCTTAACCAGTTGTTGATTGCAATCCAGTGTTTACGGTTTAGGGCGTCTTTGTTCATTCCATCTTCAGAAGCCTTCTTAGCGATGTCTGGGAATAGCATTGCAGCCATAATATGTTGTGGGCCCCAACCAATCTTAGACAGGGCATCCTCTACCAACAGTCCAACAGTTTTGTTAGTGAATCTGCCGTTCTGGAGTAGCGGTGACCCGCCCTGGGTTTCCTTCTTATCAACCCAGTCTGTGTATAGCGAGATTAACAGTGGGTTTGATGATGTTACAAAGTTGTCGAATGTCTGGTAACCTACTTGACCGATTTGCTGTTCGATAGGGTCTTGGTTGTTGAAACGGAGTCCCTGTAGCCATGAACCTTGACCGAGTAGATCGGTTATAGGGTTGGATACGGTGAACGATGCCATACGTCCCTGGTCGTTTAGTATGGTTGGGCTCATGTTGCCTCGCATATACCATGGACGTAACTGGTTGTTAGGGTCGAAGTCTCCGAAGCCGCTGTATTCGGCTCCTTGTGCTTCGCCCATAGTTTGCTGGAATCGTAGGATGTTGTTGGCAACACCTGGCTTGTCTAGGACGTCCATTAAGACTGTTCCTAGCATTTTTGCTCGCCAGGTGAAGAATAGAACAAAGTTTCTTGTCCATTTCTGGTTCACGGTGCTTAAACCTTGGACCTGTGGGTGGACACGGTTTACTTGCTTTCCAGCATAGGCTGCTGCTTCTTCTAGCGAGTTCCAGTTGCCTTTCTGGATGATGTTGATGAAGGCTACGATTCTTAGCCAGTCGTCACGAGTTCCTGCATTTCTTGCTAGGAATGCGTCTCCACGCTGGTATAGGTTAGGTTTTTTAACCTTTCCAAGCATTCCTGCTTCACGTAGTGCATCTACACCACCAGCCTGGCTGTGAGGGACGACACCAGCATATTTGGTATACATGTCCCACCAGGTTTTGACTGGAATGTTTACTGACTTGTTCTGAACCTTAGTGGTGTAGGAAGTGCTGGTTAGTGGATCGTTTGCTGGGTTGAATTCGATTTGTCCCTTAGCGGTGCGACGGTCTAGTTTTGCTAGCATTCCTTCGATTGATTTGCGGTCTAGTCCTAGTTCGTCTACTGCTTGGCCTACTGAACGCATTACTTCAGCACCTCTAGCGTAGGCTAATGGTGAGTTGACGCCTAGGAATAGTGAGTTTGCTACGACTCCACCTAGTGTGTTCTGTATCCAGTTCTTTGGGGTGTAGTTGGTCATGCTCTTTTTGGCTATGTCTTGAATCCACTGCATCTTGAGCAATGCTTTTTCTAGGGTTCCGTTGGCTTCTAGGTGCTTAACGTCACCCATGAATTTGGCTAGGCTTTGAATCTCTGAGGCTAGTGCTCTAGGGAAGTAGTAGCCTTTAGGTAGGTAGTGGAGCATTTCGGCACCGTGTGGGATGTTTTTTGGTGGCACGATTTCGACTAGGTCGGCTGCTCGTGCTTCTTCCTTGCTGATGCTTTCTACAGGGAATCCGAATTTCTCTAGTTCGGCACCCATGATGCGAACTTCTAGGGTCTTACGGCCAGCAGTGTGTAGACCTACATATAGATCTAGTGGGTTGCTAATTTCCCATTCACGCCATTGGTTTGCAAAACCTTCAGGGTCTTTAATTGATTGTAGTGCGTAGGAGTCTCTAACCTTTTTAGGCTGAACAGTTGCTGTGCCTGCTTTTAGAGCGATCTCAGCGTCTTTACGGTTAGTGATTGCTTTACCGCTCTTGGTGTCAACAATTTCGGTGATTTCTCGACCCATTCCTTGGCCGATGTCTCTCAGGAACTTGTTGAATAGCCTAGTTTCGTATGCGGTGGCTTGGGTGAGGAAGTTCTTTTCTGCACCTGCCAGCATGCGAGAGTGTAGGATCCATAGGTCTGCTGCAGCGTCTCGTAGCCAGGAGTCTTCTGCTGGAATATAGTCGTCGAGCAGTTTGACGTCGTCAAGTAGGTTTGAGTATTCTTCTTTAGTCATGCCTTCGATGAGTCCTGATGCTTTAGCGTCAGCGATCTCTTCTAGGCGTTTCATTGCGTCAAAGGCTTTTTGTGCGACTTCGTCAGGCATTTTCTGGAATGCTGCGAAGGCTTCAGCGGATAGGTTGCGTCCGGTGCGTTCTTCGAATGACCCGAATTTTTCTTTCATAGCGTATGCGTGTTTTGCGACTGTTTCAGCAAATTCGCTTGTAACAGTTTTAGTGTTCATTACGATTGGGTCTGCTAGGTGGCGAACTTCATCCATTCCGTATGATGCGAACATGCGTAGTCCACGGTCTAGGAATCCTAGCATTCGCAGGTTCTTTAGGATGGTGCCTTTTTCTGCGTGTAGGTTTACTGCGAACTCGTAGATTAGGTCGTCGTCAGCGTTCTTGTTTATGAGTTCCATAGTGTTTGTGAACATCATGTTTTGGAACAAGATTGGGTCTAGTGCTTCGCTTGCACCTTGCTGTAGTTCTTGGATGCTCTTGGCTTCAGCAGATAGGTCTTCAACCTTCTGGATTTCTTTAATAATGATTGCCTGGTGTGGCTGTAGTCGTGCACCGATGCGGGCTCCGAAGTCCATTTTGGCGATGAGTTCTACTCGTGGATCGTTAGTTACGATTCCTGCAGCCTCGTTTAGGGCTCGTCCAGCGTCTTCTACGGCTTTAATGTTCATACCGTCGCTGGTGAACTTGCTGTCTAGTAGTTGGAATAGGCCTTTGAAGATTGGTTCGGTTACTACGCCTGCTTCGTATTGTAGGCGTTTGTAAGCGTATCCTCCTCGAGCAACATGGTTTCTGTATAGTTGATCTGCTACGTCTTCTCTTAGTAGGTGGTCTACTAATGTTTCAATTTTGACTCTGGTGTTGAATAGGGTGGCTTCGTCGTTCATTAGCGACTTAATCTTTATACCCTTTTCGGTCTTTCCACGGTCAATCTTTCGGATTGCGTTTTCCATGGCGTCGATCATTTCGCCTTTTAGTCGGCTGATAATGTCGGCTTCGAACCACATTCCTTCTTTAAGGGCGGACATTCCGATGATTAGGAGTCTGGCTGCAGGTAGCATTGAGGTGATTGGTAGGCTGTCTAGGCGTCCAGTGAAGAAGAATTCTTTGCTCATTACTGGACCGAATACGTCCATGAAGTCTGTTTCGGTTAGGTAGACTGCGTGTTTACCTAGTTTCTCAATTTCAGCCTTTGTTAGTCCTTCGTCACCAAATTTTCCAGTGATCTTGGCTAGGTTGGCTAGTTCGCCTTTGGATAGGTTGATTGTTGAACTTGGGTAGATTCCTCGGGCGTTGAAGTATAGGTCACGGACCTGTAACACTTTCTTAGTGTAGACGGTCATGAATTCTCGCCATGCTGGAGAGTTCTTTGCTAGTTTTCGACCTTCAGCAATGTTTTCTAGTTGGAAAATAATTTCTTTCCAAGCAGTGTATAGGTTGTAGGTGTCGAAGTTTGGTTTGATAAAGACCTGGTCTTTTTTAGGTAGGGTTTTTGCAGTTTCTTTATCAACGTTTGCTCGTTGCATACGTCCAGCGAAGTCTTCGTAAACTAGGTTGGCTACTGGTCGAACTGCTGTGCCTTCTTCCTTAGCGATATAGCCTGGCATGTCTGTGAAGGTTCCGAATGCACGTCCAGCGGATAGGTCAGCGATGTCGACTACCCATGATTCACCGGCTTCTTCTAGCGTGTTTACGGCTGAGGTTAGCATGTGTAGGGTTTGGTCTACCGTTATTTCTGGGGCTGGTAGAGCGTCTGACATGGCTTTAATGTCGTCTCCAGCAGCGAATAGTTCGTTGCTGAACATGTCGTTCATTTGAGCCTGTTTTAGTTCTTCTTCGCTAATGTGTTTTTTAGCGGAGCGGATTAGTCCTAGGATGTCTGAACGCTTCAGGATTTCAGCCTTGCTGAGCATCTTGTCTGCATCTTTAACACCTAATGCTTCTAGGACGGTTGCTACTTGTTCTTCTGTTGGAACTGGGCGTCCTGTTGCAGGGTTGATCTGTCCAGGTAGTAGGGTAGAGTTTTTGCGGTCTACGTAACTGTCTAGGAGTTCACGATAGTTTCTCCAACGGCTTCCGCCTCCACCAAGTTTGGTCATGTTCTTCATGTGGCGTAGGGCAATTTCCCATTCGTCCTGGTCGAGAACTGTTAGGATTTCTTTGTTGCGTAGCCAGGAGATGAATAAGTTTGGGTTGCCTGTTTCGATAACTTTCAGGACGCTCATTTCGCCGTCCCATTCAACCTTCGCTAGGTTTGGGTAGTCTTTTTCTACAGCGGCTTCGATCTTCTTTACGAGTCGGTCGAAACTCTTTTGTTCTTTAACTAGATCTAGGACTCCACCATCGCTCTTTACAACGAACTTGTGTAGTGGGGTTTCGATTGCTCGTAGGTCTGCTGCTGTTTCTGCGATTCGCATGTCGTATGCATGCCAGAATCTTGCGTTAATGTTTGCTTCGACACGTGCCACTGATGTGCTGTTAGCCTTAATTTCTCTCTGAATGAAAGATAGTAGGGCTTTCTTGTCTAGGCTTAGTGGGATGGAGCGGATTGCTTCTTTTCGTGCGATTGCTTCGATTGCAGCATTTTGGGCTCGCTCGTAGCGGGCTGCGATTAGGCGGTCGTAGAAGAAACGCTCAGTCTTGCTAAGTGCATTATATTTCTTTTTCTTGGCAGAGTTGATGACTGCGTCTACGATTAGGTGGGTTGCTTTTTCACCTTCAGCGGCGGCTACTGCTACACCGTTTTTAATGACGGCTGGAACCATTCCAGGGTTTGCTGGAAGGTTCTTAAACATGTCGATTACTTCTTTGGTGGCACTAATGTAGTTTGTTTTTAGTGCACGATCTGCAGCAGCGATTCCTTCAGGGAACTCTTCAGATACTAGGTCTTTCCCTGTGACTGCTCGACCTTCATCGATAATGATTGAAAGGTATGAGGTGTCTGCTTCTTTACCACGAGGGTATGGAAGGATAATTTTGTTTCTTGAGTATTCTTTACCTAAAGCGATCTTGGATTCGTAGATGTCGTCTTCAAGGTATTTGAGTAGTTCTTCGACTTTTTTGGTTAGTCGCTTCTCTTCGTTCTTTATGACTACGGCTGCACGTGATGAACCTGTTGCTTTACCAATGGTTCTGGTTCTTACTTCTAGTGAGTGAAGTAGTGGCGGGGTTACGTATGCGGTCCATTCGTCAGTTTGTGCTAGTAGTTTTAGGGCTTCTGCACGGCTTTCAGCGGTTTTGAATGATGCTAGTGGTGGGATTCCTGCTTTGGCGGCCAATGCGTCTAATGCTTCAGCGAATACGCCTCCGTCTAGGGAGTCTCGAGTGTGGGAACTTGCAGCCCATGCATAGGCTAAGAATTCACTCTTTAGTTTCGCTGCTTCGCCTACTTTTGTTTCAGTGAAGATGCGGTCTAGTCCTTTACGTAGGACTGGGCCTAGTTTTCTGTTGTAAGTTCCTGTGACTGCGGTGAGTAGGGCTGATCCGTTGCTAGTGTCACCTACTACGTTGATTCCGTGTCGGCTTAACTGCATGATTGCTTGTAGTTTGGCTTGGGCTAGTTTTTCAACTGATTCGATTGCTAGGTCTAGTTCTGCCTGGCTTACAAGTTCTGAACGTAGTTTGTTGCGTCGTAGTCCTGCGTCTAGGGCGTCGATGACTTGGTTGTCGGTAAGTTTGGTGACCATCGCTGCGGTAAGGGTTACTGGCTTACCTTTGATGTTGATTTTGATGGTTTTCTTTTCGATAGCCTTTGCGATTGCTTTTTTGGCGGCTACGATTTGCGACATGCGGGCTGCTGTTAGGTCTTCCGCAATGTTGTCTAGGGCCACTCGTCCTTCGATTGCTGAAAGTGATTCTGAGCGGAGACCTAAACGGCGTAGGAGGGCTCTAAGTTCTTTGTCACGGATAACACCGGCAGCCTGCTGTAGTAGTCCGTAGATGTCTCCACGGCTTAGTTTGAGGGTGTTTCTGCCTAGTGCTTTCGCTATGGCTTTGTCTTCTTCTCCACTCCACATGTCGAATGAGCGGGCGGCATATGGCTGTGCGGTTAGTGGGTTGTATCCTCGTTCGATAGCGTTTTCGATTGCTGCAGCGTCGTTTCCTTCGCCTGCTAGGCGTCGTGCAGCCCATTCTAGACGGGATGCGAATAGCGACATGGAGATTCCAGACTTCTTTAAGAGGTCGCCTGTGATCTCTGAGGCTGGTAGTGCAAGGTTTCCGTCTGTTGAACGGCTCATTACTGAGCGTAGGCGTAGCCAGTCGTTGGCTGTGTTGTCTGCGTTCCAGACCATAGCCTTGTTTTTCTTTTGGAAGTCGCTCTGTTTACGCTGTAGGAACTTTACTTCTCTAACTTCATTCTTGCGTCCTACAGTTCCGCCACCTTTACGTTTGGTTGGGGCTCCTTGGACTGGTGCGTCTTCGAGGGTTACTCGGCCGTTTCCGCTTTTTACTTGACGGAAGCCAATTGGCTGTGAGGTTGCTTCGTCTAGGTAGCGTAGGTAGTCTGCGTTGGCTGGATCTGCTACGAAAGCGTCCCAGGCTGAGTAGCCTCCGTCACCGTCTTGACGGCGGACTGCACTGATAATGTCGTCAGATAGTTTCTGAATTGGTGCTGCAGCGGCTAGTTGTGCACGTCCCTTGGTTACAGCGAAGATTCTAGATGGGCCTTCTAGGGCCATTGTAGCCTCGTCAGCGGCTCTTGTAGCACTTAGTGGGGCAGACTTGGTTCCTGCTGCTTCTGCAGCGTTCTTGAGGGTCTCAGCGGACTGTTTGACCATTGTCTTGCGACGGGCTACCACATTCGATAGGGTGCGTCCTAGTCGTGCTGCTTCCTCAGCGAGGAACTGGTCAGCCTGTTCCTTAGAGATCTTCTTGTCGGCTTCTAGGGCCGCCTTCTTTAACGACAGTTGCTGTTCGAGCATGTCGCTACCGAGCCGTAATACTTCTTCGTCTGGGAGGTCTGTGCCTGCTTTTGCGAGGGTTTCGTCTAGGTTCCTAGCGTATGCTCTAGCGGCAGACTTTGAAGCCCAACGGTCGAAAGCAGCCTGGTGTGCTTCCTGAAAACCTCTACCCATTTCCTTAAGGATATATACGTATGGGTTGGTGTTTTCGATAGTGTATTTTGGTGCAGATAGTTCAATCTTGTTTCCTGCACGAGTGCGTAGGAATTTACCGTCAACTTTTTCTAGCGGTGCATAGAATGGGCGAGGCTTGTTGATTACTTTTCCTGCTGCTGCTGCTTTGTCGGCTGCAGTAACATAGCGGGCTGCAGTGGCTACACCACGTCCAGCACCTTTAATTGCGGCACCCGCACCTACAGTTAGGTAGGTTGTTGGGTCTAGACCTGCGTCCAGGATGAATCCTAGAGTGTTTTTCGCAGTCCATCCGCCGAATGGGGTGTCTAGGTATACGTCTTCGCTGACTTTAGGGATTCCTGCCCCTAGCCATTCTTCGCTGTTGATTAGTTGGTCGAAGCGGTCGTAGGTTTTTCCGCCAGTTAGTTTGGCAATTTCGTTTTTAGCGTCTGGAACGGCTGAGTAGGCTAAACCTTCGAAGGTTCCGATTGGTGCAGCCCACATACCTTTCCAGAATGCTCCGCCTAGGGCTCCCCAGTCGTCTGACTGTAGACCGTCTGATAGGGCTTTGTTTGCGTCTGCAACAGCAGATATAGTGTTTGCGGTGGTGTTTAGAATTGCACGGCCTAAACCTGTGAACATGCGGAAAGCCCAGCCTACTGCACCCCATTCGCTGTAGTCGGCTTTCTCGTTTAGAGGCTTGGTTGGTCCGCTAAGGGCGTCGCCGTAACTGCTGCTTGAAGATAGTGGGTTGCTGCTTGCTGTTCTTTGTCCTGGACCGATTAGGCGGGCTGCTTTATTAGAGTAGTTAGCCCATGCTCCACCAGTGAGTTTGTCGGCTTTCGCTGATCGGGTTGCGATACGTGCGTTCGACATGTCACGAACAGATGATGAAATCTTGTTCGCCTTCGATAGGTAAGAGTTGTCTGCCATAATGCCTTCCTAAGGAATAATTATAGCAGTTTATTCACCAACTATTGGCTGTTCGTATAACTTGGAACTACGCTAGATTTAGACCAACCGATCTGCTTAGCGTATAGTTCTAGGTATGGGTCTAATGGCTGGTTTGGATCAGCGTTTGCAGCGTTGCTGTAATAGTTCAGCAACTTCTCCTGCATCATAGCGTTCCAACCACCCTCACCAGGGCTGTAAGTCTTTCCAGTTTCCTTATCTACGCCGTCAAAGATTGTTGGGCTCTGGTATCGGACAGATGGATACTTGTCAAAGTATTCGTTGGCTTGACGCTGTGCATCAATCAACTTGTTCGCTCCAGGCTTAGTTAAATCAAACTGTTCCATAAGAGTGTTCTTTAATCGAGTCTTCTGGATTCCAAGAAGCATCGAGCCTTCTTCAGTCAGTTTGCGAACTGCCTGGCGAGACTTTTCCGAACGGATAGCGTTGTTAAGGTTGGTTGCTACACGATCATACTCTTGCTTCATAGCGGTAGTGGTCTGGTTTTGAGTGTTTCCTACTGCCGTCGCCATGTTTGCTCCACGCTCTGTAGCGAGGTTCTTTTGCGACGTTAATAGTCCCTGCCAGTTCTGGTTTTGACCTAGAACTGTTCCCATAGCCTCGTTTAGACGGCCGGTCGAACCGTAGTCGGTTAGTAGGGCCTCTTTGCTGATGCCTAGTTCGGCTGCGGCACGGTTACGGCGTTCCTGCTGTGCAGCAAGTTCGCTTGATAAACCTGCAACGTTTGCTTCTGCCATAGAGGAAGACTGTTGCATTCCAGCCTCATACGACTTACCTAGGGCTTCAGTGTCAGCCTTTACGTCGGTAGTCAACTGTCCATACATGTTTTCTACGTCTGCACGGTTAGTTTGGTAACGTTTCTGTGCGTCTTTACGTTGCTGAGTCAACTGGTTGATTAGGGCCCAGTTTGGTCCGCCAGTTAGGTAGGAGTATTCTCCGTAAATGTTGGCTTTTGCTTGTGCGTATGCGTCTAGAGGGTCTAGTAGCGGGGTAGCAGCAGCACCAGTTCTACGTTCTATAGCATCAGCGGATACGCCTGACGTCTTAGGGACTGGCTTAGGTTTTGGTGCTCCACCAAATAAGTTTTTGTAACTGTCCATGGTTACGCCAGTTCCAGTTAAGTTTATGTTTGATCCTGGCATGATTAACCCTTAATCTCGTTCAGTTTTTTACCAGCCTCAGTGCCAATAAATTGGGCAATAAGTTGCTGAATAGCGTTATCTCTCGTAGCCTGTTCACCAGTATCAGTAATCTTGTTCTGTTGAATAAGGTCTCGGAGGACAGTGTATTGTTCCTGTCTAGCATCTTGAGTGTCTGCATAAACCTTATCCTCAGCGGCTTGAGATCCGCCTGAGCGGAGCATGCCACGTGCAGCATAGTTGTTTGCTACATTCTTATAGGCATCTAATGACGTTCTATCAATCTTGGCAAGATTAGTTCTTAACTGCATTGCTGCAGCGTTCTCTTGATAGTTACGTAATGCACGGTTAGTTACTAATGGAATATCTGCGGCGTTAGCCTGCAACTGCTCTGGGATGCCTAGTTTGTAGGACTTTCCGCCCATGTTGTAGGTTCCTGGAGTAGGAACTGGCTGTGTTTTAACAATGTCGGACGTGCCAGTAATGTTAGAGTTTGGGGTAATGCCGTCAGCCATTAACTCTTTCCAATCTGTCCGTTAGGTTTACTGAATAAACGTGCGTTATTTTTATTCTTAACCCATTTTAGCATAGCAGCGTTCTTTGCACGTTGCTTTGTTGAACGTTCTATATAGCCTTCTTTATCAAGTTTCATGCCAGTGTTTGGGCCGCTTACTCCGATACCGTAACGCTTTGCTCCTGCAGCGTATTTGTTGAATCCTGCTCCGCCGATCATGCTACATGTCCTATCGTCATTCGTCGTCCAGCCTGGATATACAGGACGATACCATCAATGGTTGATGGTGAAGTGTATTGGGTGCCATCATTCTGGAATGATAGTTCAAACATTGCTCGCTTGAAGGTCTGTTTTCCAGAAATTTTAACTACGATTGGGACAGGGTTATAGGTTTGTAACCCGTTAATGAATACGGCTGGCGGTGCACCTTCTGGAGCCCAAAGGGTAGTTAACATGTCGTCCCAAGTATTGCTGGAGTTTTGGCTCCAAGAAAGCACTGCCGTGTCTTTATATTCGACAGGGGTCAATGTTGCTTTCAAGTAATCGACGATTGTTCCAGCGAACTCCCAACCGAATAGGCGTTTAAACTTTGTTGGCATACCCATATCGTATGAGGATGTGCGGATTGTGGCAGTGATGTATTCCTGGTCTGCCCCGTATTCAAGTTTCATACGGATAAGTTTGGGGGCTATGGTTGCCCCGCCAGTTTCAGTAGCGTGGACACCATAGGCTGTGATTGGTGAGCCTTCTGAGATGATCGTTCCGTAGGGGGCTTCTAGCATGTAGTAGGGGGCTAGGAGGCTAGTCCAGGTAGTCCAGGTTTTTGTTTCAGTGTTGTAGCAGTAGGTGATTCCTGAATACCATACGAGTAGGAATGGGCCGATCTTTGACAGGGCACTTTTAACATCCCAAGTTCCAGAGCCTTTAAACTCTACTTTTTGGGTGTTGTTGAATGGATAATAGTTGTATCCTGCGAAGTTGTATAGGGTTCCAGCGTAGAGGACAGCATACGTGTTGTCGATTGCTACGACTGAGAATTCGTTGTCGGCTCCGATAGATGTAGATAGTGCGGTTAATGCACCATCTGTTGGTTCGGCTGATGCACCAAATGCTAAACGCCAGGTAGAGTTTGTGCGGAAGATAAAGATCTCTGCGTTACCTTCAACGAATTTGACGATTCGCTGTCCGTCTCCTTCGCCAACTTTGATGAAGTTGTTGACAGGGAAGTCGTCTATTGAGGTTCCTGCAGAGGCACTGGTGATGTTGCTGTAACGGATTGTGGCAGTGTTCCCTAATGCACGGCTAGAAATATAGATACGGTCATACATTGCAAGTATCTGGTTACCTGCAGGCATACCGGACAGGTCAGTCCATGCGTAAGTTCCGCTTACTTTTGACCAGTATCCTCCAGCACCATCAGTGCGGACTAGGTAGAGTCTGTTGTTGTATGCGGTCATGTCGGCTGCACCATAACTCCAGATTTGCGTCCATGCACCAGTGGCGAAGTTAAAAATATAGGTTGCTGAGTTGTTTGCCACTACAGCGAAGGTTACGGAGTCTTCGTTTCGGAAGTTACCTAAGACACGCATACGGCTAGCGTTTCCGCCAGGGAAGTCGTTTCCGACTGATACGAACGCTGGGCGGGTAGTTATTTTGCCGTTAGGGCTAATAATAACGTTGTTCGCTATAGATAGTTCGTTCTCGTTGATTAGGGTAGGGTTGCTGGCGTTGTTTAATCCGCCCGTAAAATTCGATAAAACAACACCTTCCCTAGCCATTATTCGTCCTCAGGAAGAACGATCTTGGTAGGGTAAAAGTTCACGTCGGTAACGTTTTCTTGCGTCATGTGACGGTTCATTGAGTCACGGAAACGCTGATCCTGGTAGGACATTGCCTGCCAGTTTTCGTCTAAACGGTATGCCTGTCCTAGGACATAGTCGACTACCTGGTTGTAGAAGCGGTCTGGAACCTGCAATGTTTCTGTGATGCTTGTAAGGTTTTGCGGGTAGGCGATGTAATACAGGGTTAAGGCTGCCGCACTATCTTCGTTAGCGGAAGGGTAAATGTATAGGTCGCCGTCCCATTCATACCAGACTTTAGGGTCACCAGTGGCCTCCATCTCAGGGTCATCAGAGTTGATGGTTTCCTGGGCGGATTGGAAAGTAATCGCACGTAAAGGGGTTCCCTTGTAGTGAATTCCCTGAATTTGATACACTGGACTATTGCTCGGTAGAGCATACAAGGTTTGTCCCTTTACGGCGTCTGCGGTTGCCGATCCTTTAAGCGACTGGTTACTGGTCGCAATTTCACGCTGTGCAGCGTTCACCCAACGGAGCAAGTCTACTTGCTTAAGTTCTACCAGTGCCTCGTCACCGAAGATGCGTTTGACGTCTTCAGCGACTTCGCTTGCTGTGCGTGTATAGGATTCTCTAGGCATTTGGGTCGAATAGTAACTTTCCGTTATGGCGGGCGTAATTCATCGTTAATCCTAGTTTAGCAACATCTCGGGCTAATTCACGACGCTCAGCCATCATTTCCTCACGCTCTTTAATCTTCATGAACTCATGAGCAGCGTTTAATGCTTGGATGTCGTCGATGGAACCGCCAGACTGAGTAACGTCTGCAGAGATAATGTCTGCCATGATGCGTTCATCCAACTGCCATTCAGCATAGTTCTTTAGAACATAGCGGTCTTTGTCGCCTTTAACGACGATAGAGTATGGGCGTTCCTTGTCAAACTGTGGGTGGCTAGGTTCCAATTTGCGAATATATAGGGCAGGGTCGTAGTCTGCTAGGACTCGTGCAAGGCGTTCACATCCTGTAGGGACGTCACGCATGCGGTCTAGTTCGCTGAAGTCTGAGATTAGACCTCTTTGGTTAAACATTTCTATAGCCATTTGTTTCTCCTAATAAGCCAAATGGGGCATAGGTTACGAGGATCACCTATGCCCCATTTGGGGTTGTTTGGTTAGATACCTGAAGCGATACCCGAGATTACACCGTGAGTGTTACGACGGTAGGTCGACAACTCCGAGTAACTACGTAGGTAAGCGATGAAGGCGTCACGACGTGGAACCTGCTTCCACTTCGAACCGTCTTCGTCGATCCATTCCCAACCACGGTTAGTGTTTAGGTTGATCTTCTTCTGGTTTACAAACCACATCTTGCCTTCTGGGGCGTCAAAGTCAGCCTTGAAAGGTAGGTCACCGAACTCGGTTGCGAAACCAAGACCACGGTTACCACCCTCTAGGTCAACCTTGTTGACATAACGGCGGCGGTCCTGAAGGGCCTTCCAGTAACCGTTCCATGAACCGTGGTCGGTCCAGATAACGTCTGGCTTGTCGCCGTCCTCAGCAATCGAGGTCACCATAGCGATCATGTCCTCTTCGGTGATCTGCTGTGGGGTTCCCGATACAGAGATGTCCATCGTGTGGGCAGCCCATGCTGGGGTGGTGGCTGGGTCGATTCCGTGCAATGCAGTGCTGTCACTGATTAGTGCACCGAAGCCCGACCATTCCTTCTTCCAGTTGTTTACCTGGCTCGACGAGGTCGAGTTCGAGCGAACAACAGCCGAACCAACGGTAACGCTCGATGCAAGGTTGCGGTCGAAGGTTACTACCTTAGTGGTCTTGTTGATTGCGGTGATGGTTACGTAACCACCAGTGTGGGCAGGGGATGGGACAGCGTTGCCTAGCGAAGCAGCGAGTAGAACGTCTACACGCATACCTACGTGAAGATACTTCACGCTGTCTAGTGCTAGGGTTGCTGCAGCAGAAGAGTTAGCGGTCTTGACCTTTGCTAGGGTTCCAGTGCCGTCACCGAAGATCTGGCGGTTCTGGTCCTTAGCGATGTCGTCACGGATACGCTCGATTTCTTCCGAGGTAACGTCAGCGAAGGTCTGGTAGTTCTGCGAAGCCTGTGCCATAACCTGTCCGGTTAGACGCACGGAACCGTAGAACGACTTTAGACCAGTCTGGCCGTCGACATACTGCTGGTTGCCAGCCTCTGGTAGGTCTTCGTCCTCACCACGGGCACCAATACCAGTGTTACGACCTACGTGTGCAACGAACTTGACACCTAGACCACCAACCTGAGTAATGTTGCGGGCAGTTGACTTAATACCATCCAGTGCTGGAGTTGCGTTGTTAATCTGCTCGTTAATGTCACCGTAAACATCCTTAAGGATGACGTTGGCAATAGCGAGGTTCTGTCCTTCGGACATACACACTCCTAAGTGTTGGATTGACTATTTATTAACTTCGTTCGCCCTGGCCCGTATTGGACTGTGCTCACTACTACTAAAAGTGTATCACAATTAATTAAAACGACCATACTGCTTAGCAATTGCTTCAATTGCTGCAATACGTTCATCTCTACTGTTTAACTTAACCTGTTCTGGTGCTGGTAATGCGTTTCCTGCACCGCCTGATACACGTGGGGCTCGTTTAGATACCTGCTGAGTGATCTGTGCAACTTCCTGCTGATACTGCTCAAAAGCGGCACCGAGTAGTTGTGGGAGTTCAGCGTCTGGGTAGTCTTCGCTAAGTAGCATGGCTCGACGGATAATCATGTTCTCGTCAAAGTCTCCGTGCTCTTCACGTAGATACTCTAGTGAGGTTTCAATCTCATACTCATACTGGGCTTCCTGAGCAGCCTGGAACTCTTCAGCACGTTCGTTCTTCATTGCATCGATCTCAGCCTTTAGTGCCTGGATCTCTGCGTTTGACTGTCCGTCGCCTAGTTCGAATGAGAAGGCATCTTCTTCTTCGCTGTCGGTAGCAGTTGCGGCTACAGCGGTGGCTTCCTGCATGATCTGCTGAGCCTGCTGCCATCCGTAACGTTCTGCGAGTTCATCATAGATTGCACGTGGGTTTGCAGAGATCTGCTGTGCTAGTTCTAGCGATGCTTCGATAATGTCTGGAGATACGCCCGCTTCAGCCAACTGGCGGTAGCCCGACATCTTCTCAAATTCACGGTCGATACCTGACTGCCACTTGGATACGACTGGCTCTACTAGGCCGTGTAGCGACTTAGGTAGGATGTCGTATAGTTCATTTAGCGATGGGTTGTTATTGGCGGGGGCAGCATCTTCTGCTTCCTGCTCGTTGTCTCCTGCACCATCGGGTAGCAGAATCTCATCGCCCTCCTCAAAAGAGTCGGTTTCGTTGTAATCTAGAGTGCCTTCGTCTTCAGCCATTCCTCGTTATCCTTCTTTATTGGGCAGGTGGGGTTCCTGCTTGTTGTTGTCCGCCAGTCTGGTCGACTGGTGGTTGGGCGTTTGCTTGCAACATTACTAATGCTTGTTCATGCATGTTAATGTGCTTGTTAAGTTCAGCCTTCTGTGTAGGACTTAGCATATCATATGCAGGGCTCTTACGGAAGTTGTCGTGTTCTTGAATGTGAACAGCATGGTTATCCCATTTGTTAACTGGAATAATCGATGGGGCTTCAAGAGGTGCACCAGTGTCCTGGTTAACCATTGCAGGGTTACCGCTAGTAGCACCTTGCTGCCACTGCTGGTAGAACTGCATGACAGCCATGTCGGTGAGGTTCTTGAACTGGATGTTCTCACGCTGTGCACGAAGTTCATCAGGGCGAGTTCCCTTGTTGTCTGAGTAGCCCTTAATGTTGGTGATGTCTAGGAGTTTTAGCCCGTCCTCTGGCGGAATCATACCCATCTTCATCATGTCCATTACTAGAGCCTGCTTAGCGGCCTTAGAGGTTGGTAGAGCAGATCCGGACTCGATGCGGATATCGGTTCCACGTGCAATGTCTGAACCCTTAAATAGTTCGGCACTGAAGGAACTGTCTGAGCCAACGATCTTTACAGTGCGTTCGGTCGTCCAGTATTCGGCTACTAGCGATAGGGCTAGTTTAGCGGTAATCGATAGGCCCTCTTCAATTGATGCGAAGGTTGGGGCTAGGTAACTGTCGTCACGTTCCTGCAGGTAGGCGATAGCGGTAGCGGCTTCGACTCCTGGAGGGGTTGAACCCTTCGATACTTGGTGCTGACCTGAAATGTCTTCCAAGTCCATGTTCAATGCTTGTAGTTCTTCTGCCACATATGGTGGAAGTTGAGGCATTGGTGCGGACTGTGGGAAGTCAAATCCTGGGCGGACACCGATGTATTGACCTGGGGAAGTGTTGATCTTCGATACGGTTAGCGAGCCTTCACGGTAGTAAACCTGTGGCTTTGCCATCATGTTCTTTGCTTGGATACGCTGTGAACGGGTGCGGTTTACTTCACGCTGTAGTGGAATTGCGTCGTCGATTACACAGGCAGGGTAGTATTGTCCGCTTGGGATGTGGTCGAACTTAACGATTGGGTAGCATTGGTAGCCGTTAGGGAATCCGTTTAGGGATGCTTCGACGATAATGTCGTCTACGACAACAATAAAACCGCCCTTAGGGAATAGTGGAGATGCTCCTGGCTTAATCCATGCTTCGATCACTAGGCAGGCGTCTGGCTTGTTGTTGTTCTCACGAATGTCTAGGGCAGATGAGATATCTGCGATTTCGGTAGATGCTACAACGGTAGGCTGCTTGTCTTTAGGGATTAATGCACCGTAAGTGTTCTTAACCCATTCGAGTGGCTTGGTGTATACGTGCAGCATGTATGGCTGCTTTTCGTGGTCGACGATTGACAGGTCTGGCACGAATACGTTGAATGGCGAGACTTGTTCGATGACTACGTCACCGTTTACTTGGTTGATAGGGTCTTGGATGCTGCTGTCCCAGTAGGTTTTTAGGTAGCCTAGGCCGAGGACTGAAATGTCTCGTGCTACTAGACGCATCTCTTTACCGACCTTTAGACGGTCGTAGAGCGATTCCCAGATTTGAGTTGCAGCGTTAGCAGCGAAGATGTCTTCGATCTCGTTTGAGGCTGGTAGGGCTACAGCAGATGGCTTTTGGCTGGTTAGTTTAGAGATTTCGGTGCGAACGATTGGACGAATACGGTTGATGGTGATTCGTGGTAGGTTCTTGTCGCCACGTGGAAGTGCTGCAACCTGGCTCTTCGTTGAGTCCCAGGCTACATACTGTTTTCCACGTTCGAACGACATGTTGATATACCATTGACGCACACGCCAGTTCTTAGCGTCTTTACACTTTGTGTATTCTTTACGCAGGTAGTCGACAATCTTCTTACCCTTAGGGTCTTTGCCGAGTTTGATTAACGCAGCATCGTCTAGGAGTGACGATGTTACTTCAGGCGTGATGAAGTCGATAGCATCACTTGATGCCATACTCTTCACGGATGGAGTCGAAATCATACTCATTGTTGTCATCTACCTCTTCGTAATTATCCGTTACTAGCGGGGCTTGTTGGTGTAGCGGTCTTAGTTGCTCGCTTGCGGCTAGGATTTGCTGGAACGCTATCGGATCCTTCGTTGACAGTAGGCTCACTGCTTTCGCTAGGAGTTCCGTCGTCGACTCGTTCTGTTTCACTAACCCCAGCGTCGCCTTGTTCAACGTTCTGGTCATCAGCCAAAACGATAGCGGCAGGATCAGCAAGCAGGTCAGCACTAGCATTAATAGAAATGTCTCGGATGTCATTGATTAACCTTTCAGTGATTAGCGGGATACGCTTAATCTTCTCTTTTAGCAGAGTGTTCTCTTCCTTGATGGAGGTAGCATGCTCTGGTGTGATGAAGCCTAACTGGTCGCCAATAGCGACTAGGCATCGGTAGCATAGGTAAACCATGCCGTGGTAATCAACCTGCTTGTCTAGGTCGATTAGAACGTTGTCGATACTTGCGTTACTGCTACATACTACACACTGGTATGGAATGTGTGGTGCACGTGTATATGTAGGGAAAGTTCTAGGCATTATTTGTTTCCTTTTAATCTCTTGGACATTGCTGCCGCTTTTGCTTTAGCATCAGACTTTGATGATGCACCCCATACCTGTAATGATTTTAGCAGGCGGGTAGGGCGACCTTTAGCATCGTATTCTGGACCTGGCATGTTTCCCATACGGGCAAGGAAGGATGCTCGTCTAGGGTTGTCGCCGGATTTTACTGGCGGACGTAGGTTTGATCCAGGGTTCTCTGCTTCATAGGAGCGACGGCCAGTCTCGTTGAGACCGCCTTTAGGGTTTTTTCCAGCACTACGCTGCCAGGCTCCTGTAGCCATTATTCCCATCCTATGTTTTCGTCTGAACCGTGTTTGAATGTCCATGCGGACATGGCAGAGTCTCGTCTTGTATCTTGCTCTACTGCATTAAGTGTATCACCAAACTCGAGGAAAATCTCTCGTTGCCCGCTTAATACATCTGGTGTTAAGTCGTCCATTAAGGTAAAGAAGTATCTTGACGAGTCAAAGGCGTGGTTATCTCTATCTTGTATCTCTTCAAGTTTGTTTAAAGATAACTCTTGCTGTCTGTTTGCTCGCCTCTTGAACTTAAGTTTAGATAACTCACTAATTAGGTTAGGGCAGTCATCAGTTATTTGCCAAAAAGGTTTGTCTGTTTTAGGGTTTGTTTTAATGTATTGCTGCATCTTGTTCAAACCAACACCAATTTGTTTTGGAATAATGTCGATAACAATGTTCATGCCGCCAAGTTGGAACTCTTGTAAGTATGATGTTCCCTTAACGCCATTAGTTTGAGCCAATGCAGGGTCACCGACGACCATATATGGCTGGATGTTCCATTCACGGTTGATCCTGTGGAACACTTCGCAGTGTTCTTGGATGGTCATTTGTGACTGGTAGTGCTCTGCGAAGGTGGTTATGGTGCCGTCTGGGGCTACAGCATGCCACAGGATGGCTGTAGGGTCTCTCCAACCGTAGTCGACAGATACATAGATGCGGTGTTTCTTGGTTAGTTTGAAGTCTTCTGACGGAATGGTGTGTGTGGAGCGGTGGAACTCTTTAAATACTGCACCACCGACCTGGATGAACTGGCCTTTTTCACGGATTGCACGCTGTTCTGGGGTCAGTGAGGATAGGTATTCTTCGATTGCTGAACGTTCTAGGTATGGGTTGTCTGTCATTTCAACTTCGACAACACCAAACTGTGGGTGTCCTTCTTTTCCTGGTAGATACACTTGTTCGTAAATGTATTCCATACCTTCAACAGGTGTGAGGGTCATCCACCAGTCACCGTTGGTGTCAACTAGACGGGCACGACATTCGTCATACACTAACTCTGGCGGCTCTTCGTCGAAGTGGACGAAGTGTCGGGAGGTTCCAGCGAACTTTTGCAGGTCCTGGTCGTAGGACATGAACTCTACAAAGGATCCGTTAGATAGGGTTAATACCCTACGTTCCTTGGAGTAGGAGTCGTCCCAGTTTCCGTTGACGAGTAGCGAGGGCGGGACCCATTGCTTGAACTGGGGTAGTAGGATCTTGTCGATACCTGAGGAGAAGTCGACGCCGACGACACGTCCTCTGACCGGCGTTTCTGGGGTCTTTCGATAAGGATGTTCACCTTTGAGATAGTAGATATCTTCAATAACTCCTGCAACAGTTTTACCGCTTCGGTTACCTCCGACGTAGAGGCGGTGTTTATGCTGATCTGAACTGAACTCAATTTGTTTCCTGTGGGGTTTGTATCGGTTAATGTTTGGTTGAACTGCGGATAGCCTCATCTGCTCCGACACGTTGCGGAGTAGTTCGGCTGGGTTGATTAGTTTTTTACTAGCCATCGATTAGGTCTGTAAGTTCCTGTAGGGTTAGTCGGACAATAGGATTATTGCGACCACTATAGTTAGCGTCAGTGGAACTGCTGATATTAACAAGGTCGCTAAGATTGGCGAATGCCCACCAATTGCCGCTCCGAGCAGCAGAGAACCCACTACGCTGAGTGACAAGAAAACCGTAGTTACCTGACGCATTACTACGCTCAGTGTAGGCTTCTTGCATCCATTTAGCAATCTGTTCTTGTGAAGCAGTCTTGGCACTGGCTCCTCCTTTTACCTCGAATACTATCAATCCTAGTCGTGGACTCTCTAACCATACGTCACCTTGGTCGGCTCCGCCTGTTAGGACGTTACGGCGGGCTTCAAGTGGACTGTAGCCGACTCGTAGTAGGTGGTTTCTTACGCCTGTTTCGGCGGCTGTGCCGATTTGTTTAGCCTTACTCATTATGTCTCTTTCATGATAAGATTTTGTTATGGTAGAGTCCACCAATATTGATGTGAATCAGTTACACTTATCTGCTGATACTGATACTGGTGCTACCGCTATCCATCATACGCTGGGTCCTAAGCCTTTTCAAGCATCTCCAGGTAGCCATAAGCATGATGGTAAGGATTCTGTTCGGCTAGATTTTAATGATCTTTTGAATAGTTGGATGAACATTGACGGCGGAGAACCTGGCACTGTTTATACTCCTATTCCTCACCTTGATGGAGGCGGCGTTTAATGGCTGTTGTTATTCAGATTCGTCGTGGAACTGCGGCACAGTGGACTTCCGCTAACCCTACGCTTGCTCAGGGTGAGATGGGTGTTGAAACTGACACTCTTAAAGTAAAGATTGGTAACGGATCTACTGCTTGGACTAGCCTGCCATATTTTACGCAGGGGTTGAAGGGTGACACTGGTGCTACTGGTGCTACTGGTGCTACTGGACCTGCGGGACCTACTGGTGCAACAGGACCTCAGGGTCCTCAGGGTATTCAAGGTGATACTGGCCCTGCAGGCCCTACAGGTCCACAGGGCCCTCAAGGTGTTAAGGGTGACACTGGTTTAACTGGTCCTACTGGTGCTACTGGCCCGCAGGGACCTCAAGGTTTAAAGGGCGACACTGGAGATACTGGACCGACTGGACCTACAGGAGCGACAGGTCCGCAGGGTCCTCAAGGTATTCAAGGCGATACTGGCCCCGCTGGTCCACAAGGACCGCAGGGTCTCACTGGTAACACTGGTCCTGCAGGTCCAACTGGTCCGACTGGACCTACGGGAGCGACAGGCCCAGGAGTCCAAGCAGGCGGAACTACAGGACAAATCCTAGCGAAAGCATCTGCTACTGACTATGACACTCAATGGGTGAACACTCCGCCTCCTACGCTTTACGCCACTTCACCTATCGTTTACGATAGCGGAACTTCTACGTTCAGTTTCGATGGTGTAGCATTCGCTAAAACTACTATTCCTATCTTGGATTATGGTAAGAACGATACTGGTGCTTCTGTAAGCAAGGGTCAGGTTGTTTATGTTTCTGGATCTAACGGAACAAATGTTCTCTGGTCACTAGCCGATGCGGATAGTGAGGCGACTTCGTCTAAGACTATTGGTTTGCTTTACCAGGATCTTGCCGTGAATGGTTTGGGTTGGGTTGTCACTAACGGTATTTTGTCTGGTATCGATACTTCGGCTGCTTCAGCGGCGGGTGTGAGTGTCTGGTTGTCTTCGACTGCTGGTGGTGTTGTTTATGGTGCTCCGCCTGCTGAACCTGCTCAAAGTGTCTATTTAGGTGTTGTTACCCGTAAGCATGCAACTAACGGTGAGATCTTGGTTAAGGTTCAGAACGGTTATGAACTTGACGAACTACATGACGTATTTGTTGGTTCGGCTGCATCGGGTGACTTACTGAAGTTTAATGGCACTGGCTGGGTTAATGCTGCTCAGTCTACTTTGGCTATTGCTCCATCGCAGGTTACTGGCACTGCTGTTATTACGACTGATAGCCGTTTGAGTGATTCGAGAACACCTACTGCTCACGCATCTACGCATGGTTCGGCTGGTTCAGATCCTATTACTATTGCCCAGTCACAGGTTACTAACCTGACTACTGATTTGGCTGGTAAGGCAGCGACTTCACACACTCACGCTATCGCTGACACGACTGGTTTGCAAACCGCTTTGGATGCTAAAGCACCTTTACAGGACCCTTTGTTTACTAGAGTATCTTCGTCTGAGGGTGGACAGATTAATCTTCAATCTGGCAACGCATCTGGAACTACATGGGCTATAGATAGTTATGGTTCTACTACTACTCCAGATATGCGTATTATTGAGGGTGCAAATGTTCGTGCGACTTTTGCTGCTGGTGGAAATGTCTCTATTGGTGGAACAGTAACTGCTGGATCGGTAGTTAAGTCAGGTGGAACTTCATCCCAGTTCTTGAAGGCTGATGGAAGCGTAGATTCTTCAACCTATGCTATTGCTGGCTCTAACGGCGTCCCATTAGCAATGTCTGCTGGATATGTAACAATTAACCCAACAGCAAACACTAAAACTAACGTGACCGTTACGTTCCCTACTGGAAGATTCAGCCAAACACCTGCAGTAATGTGTATGCCTAACTCATCCGTAACTGGAACAACTATCGCTTATTATGGAATGCAAGACCCATCAGCATCCAGCGTTATCCTCTACGTAAACAGGGCTAACACTACTGCTACTGTCATGTATTACACTGCAACACAAATGACATCATCTCCATACTCAGGAACGGCACAATAAAACTATGTATAAATACGACGTATCTTGCAAAACTATTGGATGCCTTAACGAAGGAATCGTTATGAATGTTCCAAATCCAGATGCAGAACCTTTCATCATTTGCGGACCATGTGGAAAACAAATAACTGATTACGTTCAAACTGATTACATCGAAGAAGAGGTTTAGTCTTCTAAGACTTTAGGGATGCTTCCGTGGCGGCGAGCCTCATCACGTCTACGCTTATCCTCAGCATGAATCATCTCATCTGGAGCAAGAGTCTTCGGATCATGAGGCAAGCATTCATGGTCGATAGGTAAGAACGGGACACTAGCATCTACACGACCATCAGGTGTTGTAGGACGGTCACCATAGTATGGGTCGTTGGTTGCATGCCAACGGTTGTGGCATTCAGCACAGATACGGTGAATGTTACCTTCAACATTCATCATCGTGTTCTTGTCAGGTCCGTGGTGGATAGCCTCAGCAGGATGTCCTGGACACCCAATGATTGGTTTCACACCGCCACCGGCATTCTTTAGCCAAGCCCACTCACAAACCATACCTGGCTTGATAGGGAACTTTTTGGCTGCTTCTTTACGGCCTGTAGAGATCGGGTCAGCATACTGGTCAAGCGGTTTACTGCCTGTATAGCCGTCAAAGTAGGCTTCAAGTTCAGGCTTATCGTCCAGCATAGATGCGGCTGCTTCGTATGCGTCTGATGGTTCCAGGGAGAAGGCTCCCTCGCAGCAACATTCCATGTCGTCTGCGAGGTTGCCGTTCCACATGTCTGCACATTCGTCGTGAAAACCTGCCCTGCAAGCAAGGCATACGTCTTTAGTAGTGGTCTTCATATTCCGTTCCGCCAAGGTTGTATAGATATATACCAGAATACATCCTGCGACCGCCACCGCCACGTTGTGGTGAGATTGGCATACGCATGCGTAGTTCTCGTAGGAATGAGGTCATCGACAGGGCTGTCTCTCCGTTGATAGAACACCACTTGTTGTAAGTAGATAGTAGTTCTTGTGCAGACACCATGCTTGCAGGGTTCGCTACTACACAGTCTTCTACGAACTTGGTGATGTGGTCTTCTTCGAAACGGTATTCGTTCGTAGCAACCTTTACAGCATCTGGTTCGGTAATACCTTGTGCGAGGACACGTCGTGCACCCTCAATCATCCAAGCCAACACTCCAGAGCCTTCAATTTTGACGATGTCGTCTGATAGGCCTTGCTTCTGTAGGGCTTCAGGAACTTGGTAACTGAAGTCAATCTTGCGGAGTCGACGCCAGAAACCCGAACCACCAGAACGCACTGATGGTAGGTGGTTTACTGCCAGGAATAGGGTGTGTGATGGTTTGAAGTCGAAGAAGTCCTTATACATTTTGCGGGCAGAGATAGTGTCTCCACCTGTAAGCATTTTGATACGGGACTCGTTGAACTTTCCGTCTGGTCTTGTCTCTGATGCTACAGCGAAACGCACACCACGCAGGTTAGCGATTTCTGTCGCATGCTGTGTAGTGTTGGTGTCTAGTAGGAAGTTTTCAGGCATTGACCTAGCATAGGTTCCTAGAATCTTGGCTGCAATTTCGAGCAGGGTGGATTTACCGTTGGCACCAACACCTACAAGCACTGGTAGAACATGCCATCTGACTTCACCGATTAGGGCGATGCCCAACAGTTCTTGAATGTAGTTGATTCTATCTTCATCAGTGATAACTAATTTTAAGAAGTCATCCCACATTGGTGTGGCTGTAGGTGTTGGTGCAACAGTAGTTTGCATAGTGTTGTAGTCCTGTGTAGGATCTGCATCACGCAGCACTCCCGTTTCCAAGTTAACTATGCCGTTAGGGGTGCATAGTTCTAGCGGGTTCTTGTCTAGTTCATGCGGTAACACGATAATGTCTGGCACTGATTGTGCTAACGCTACTGCGGATGTAATCGCTGAACGAGATAAAGATTTTTTCGCCCAATCCATCCCTGCCTTTGAAGCATCAAGTGCTCCAAAGGACAGGGCGGATTCTGCAGCAAGTCTCTCGATTGACTTGGCAGTGTCTGGCACGTATGTGCTGTTCTCCCAACGATACCAGCCAAGGTCTGGGACGAAAATGTATTTGCCTTTCGCAAAGTCTGCTAAACGCTCCGCATTAGCCACGTCAGTATATTTGAACGCATCCATGGGCAAACCGATTGGAGCCAGTTCAGGAGCGAGTGCTAGTGAGCCATCGGTAGTATTCGACACGGATGCTTGTCCTTTTGGGAGGTCTGGAACTGCAGACAGATGCAGTTTGTGAACATGGTTACGAACTTCTGACGCTAGTTTGGCTTCGCTATAGGTTGATACCATTTGCTTAGCCCATTTGAATGCGGTCTGAACTTCGCCAGGGTGTGGCTTACGTTTCTCACCATCAGTTAGCAGGTTAAGGAATTTGGCTTCTAGAAGTTGTGCCGCCTGATTATAACCCTCTTCAGTAAAGCAACCGTAGCGGACGGAAGAGTATAGTTTGATGGCTTGGGCAACAAGCCATGGGTGTCTGGCTTTCGGGTTGGCTTTATCGATAGAGTCCAAAAGTTGTGCTGTCCAAGCACAGTTCTCCGACGCAACACGCCATTCTTCAGGGGGAGCAACAACAACAAATTCATCGACAGTCGTGTTGTCTGATAGAAAGCCGTGCGATTCGAGTGCTTCCACAACTTGCGAAAGTTCGACAGGATACGTGAAATCATTGAACTCAACCTTTACATCGATAGGGTTGACCGGATCTTTGTGGTTGATAGTGCCTGGTGCACGTAACACTCGTGGAAGGTCCGATACGTTATCAACTTTACCACCATAGAGTTCGGCTACACGTTGAACGAGTTGACCGAATCGGCGGGATACGCCAGCAACCATGCTGCGGTTCATGTCGTTGATTTCGCCGTCTTCTACAGCCCAGTATGGTTGTAGACCGTGTCCAGAGTGGACGATGGCACAAGGGTTTACGCCAATAATGGCGGAGATAGATTCGATAACACCCATAGCGTTCTCGTATGAGTTGATGCCTGAGTCTTTATAGTCTAGGTCTGCCCATAGAGCGTTTAGGCGAGTGATGTCGTTAACGTCGCCTCGAGTGTTAGCGGAAGTTATTTTAGATTCGTCTACCGAGTTCACCATCGTGTAAACGTTCATACCGTTAGCGGTTAGGGTTTGAGCAAAAATGTCTGCGTTTGCTAATGGTAGAGATTTAGAAGTCCAGGGGTTCTTTGGACCAAAGTAGCAGACTGTGATCTTATCGGTTTCAGTCTTGCCGAGCCTTGTGAACAGGCCAAGAATCGGCTTATCGATTTCCATAATTATTCACTCCTTAGTGAATGTGAAGACCCCGATAGGAAAGGAGACGAAACTATCGGGGTCTCCATCATTGTAACACGATTAAATCGTAACGATAGCCTTAACCTGGTCTACAGTGAGGCCAGTGGCTAGAGCGATCTGGTCAATACCTACACCCGACTGGGATAGGGAGTTGACTAGGTCAACCTTGTCTGCAGGAACACCAGCAGTAGCGACAGCAACACCAGCAGCCGCAGGGGCTTCAGCAGGTGCAGCAGGGGTGCCACCGAACTGGTTAGCGAAGTAGTCACGAGCCAACTTAGCGTCCGATTCGGTGAACGGAACTAGGATGAATGGTGCGGACTGACCTGGCTTTGAAGTGCCTCGACCTAGACGACCTAGGACAGGCTTGTTCGAGCCGACAGATGGCTTAAGGGTTGAGATTAGTGCACCCTGGAAGAACAACACGTTGTCGTGTTCTTCAACACCGTTTGCACCGTCAAGAACAACTACACGTGCTGCAATAGCGTCGCTGTCTCCGTAGTCGGTCTTGATGCCCTGACGGTATTCGGTAGGCCAGACAAGAACCAAGTTGCCCTGGTAGTCGGCTGCACGGAACTTAGATGGTGAGGCAGGCTGTGAGAAACTGTCCTCGAAATAAGGCTGATTTGCCATGGTGATCGTCTCCTAAACGATTTTTACTTGGAATTGGGTTGTGTAAACAAGTCGTCGACATATACTTCGACAGGCTCATCAACACTGGGGTATTCGGAACAAGAGAAGCAATCTTTGCTCGTGTCGAGCGTTCGTAAATATGCGTTCAAGTCTTCCGTAGAAGTAACCTTAGCATATATTTCGTTCGCTCGTGCAAGTGCATCGAGAGCAACTTGTTCATCGAATGGCTCGCTCCAGAAAATTCCTGCAGCGAGAGATATATTATTGCGTGGATAAAACTTAACCGCAACCTCATTGACGTTGTAGCCAGCGTTTTTCCAACCAAGCCCATACAAGTGGGCTTGGATTCTGTAAGTGTCACCAGGACCCTTGCGGGTCACTGATGCTAGTTTAGTGGTGCCGACCAACTTGTGGTCGATAACAGTGCCAGTAGATGTATCAAAGAGATCACAAGAACCCTGAATAACATTCGGACCGATTGCACCTACTGTGAGTCGGGTCTCGACGAGCCAGCGGGGTGTCTCTCCATCGACATTTGCCGATCTAAAGAATCCTTCCAGCATTTCATGCATGGACGTGCCGAGGAATGGTAGCCATGGTAAATCGTTGATACCTTGTGGTTTATTCCTCTCCACACCTGCCAACTTGCGAGCCAGGCATCGGACACAATCCGTTCCAATCTCTGACGGCCCGATAAGCGTTTGCTGCGACCTTGGTTGGTTGGCAATGGCATCAAATATCACTGCTTCCATCGCTTGATTCACTGGATGATTCATTGTTCTCCTTGTTAATAAAGTTCTCAATATCGACTATTGAAAGATCCACATCATTGCGAACTTTGGAAATCTCTTCCTTGAACGCAATAAGGTTAATGTCTTGCATCAGTTGCGAAGTCCACAGTTTGAATCCCAAGTGGGCCACGTCATACATCTTATCTTGCACCACCGACATTAAGAGCAGAGAAGAGAACACCATCATAGCATTCGCCTTCATCAAAACCTTTAACTCTTCAGTTTCTTCTTTACCGTCGACCGGCATGAGTTGTGTATGTAGTTCGCCAACATCAAGCATTTCAAGACAGAGAGCAGACAAAAAGTCTAGAGCCGCCTCATCAGATTGCAACTGTGGCTGTTTATTTTCTTCGGACATTTAACTCCTTAATGATGCAAGCACTTGTCTTGCATACTCGACTCCACGAGAACCATCTAACAGTTCTCGCTGTATTTTGAATCTATCGCCATTAGTTTCAGCGATAGCCAAATCAATTGTTTCATTAGACATCAGCCACCAAATCGTCATACGATGTTGACGAGATAAGCGGTCGATACGGTCTTCAACCTGTTCAGCATCATCAGATGAATACGGGACATCAAAGAACACCATGTCATCAGCCGCATCTAAGTCGATACCTACACCCATAGTCATAGATAGTAGCACGACACGCAGTTTAGAATCATGGTCTTGGAACTCGGCCTGAATCCTGGAACGATCCGTCTCCTTCACAGAACCGTCCAGGATTTCAGCCCGAACACCACGCTTAGCCAACTCTCTCTGCAGCCAAGCAAGAGTAGCCCGAAAAGACGAGGCTACTACAACCTTAGATGGTTGGGGTGACACAAAGTCAGGATCCATATATCCACGCTCTTCAAGCCATTCCTCTAACCAATCAAACTTACTAGATGAGAAGGATTCGCCAATACCTTCAGCCTGCCAACCAGAAGTAATCGCTAGTTGACGGGCACGTAACGCATACACTGCAGGCGATAAAGGATTAGCAGTGCCTTGTGACGCTAAATGTTCACGCCAATAGTCAAAATATGCGGTGCGTTGAGGCTTATTCATGTCCAGGATGACGTTAATGTATTGTTTAGCCGGACGACCAGCCTGAATCTCAGCCTTAGTTCGTCTAATAAGATACAAAGCATCCCTAGAAATCCATTCGAGGGGTGCTCGCAACGATACAGGAATAATCAAGTCTTTTGTGCGGCCGCCAGGAAGCCTGATAGTGCGAGCCTCAAGGTTAAAGTTAGTAGCCAACCAATGCTGATGCGACTTATACACTTCAGGGAACAAGAACTTAAGTGTGCCATACCTGTTCTCTAGTTTAGAGCGGTCAGGTGTTCCAGATACGGCAAGCCTAAATGCTTTCTCCGCTAAAGTTATTAACGATAATCCTCGCCAGAATTGTGTGTATTGGTATCGCTGATCAGTAGCAGTAGGTAATACACGATGAGACTCATCGATGACAATATGAGTGAATGTAGGTAGAAAGAGATTAGGGACACGTCGTTTGCCACCTGGGGCCACACTAAGAGCGTCGTGATTAGCGACGATAATGGCGGGAGCGACAACACTTTCAATACGTTCATTCTTTTTCTCCGCACTTCCTGACGTCAAGTCATAAATGTTTACATGCTTAGGCACGTATTTTTCGATATGGCCCTGCAGCCATGTAGTTTTAGCAGGAAACTTAGGGGCAAGGATGAGAGTAATACCATCATTAAACGCTCCAGAACCCTCAAGGGCAGCCAAACTCATTAAAGTCTTACCAGAACCAGGCTGATCGGCTAAAAGGGTTCTACGCTTAGCCACCATAAAATCGACAGCCGTCTTTTGCGGCTCCCACAACATTTCATAAATCATGCAGTCTCCCTAACGAATGCATCAATGTCTTCAAACACTGCGTATGTAGTAAACGATTCAGCCAACTCATCAAGCGTAAGCAGCCGAGTCTGGAACGCATAGTTACCATTGTAACGCAACGACACCACATACCTGTTGGCATCTAACTGTAGCGGAAGAATATCTAGGACCACCATATAGGCAGGCTGATTCTCGTTTTGAGATTCAGCCTTGCCTAGATAGGTGTAAGGCATTTTAGCGATCTGCCTAAAACCTAAACCCTCAAGCACACTCTTGGCTTCATTAGACAATGCGGGTAGGTTATGTTTAGCCATCGCTATTCACCTTCTTCTTATCTCTACGATTCTTACGCAACGCATAGATACGCATCTTGTTACGTTCATAACCAGTCAAACCACCCCACACACCATCAGGAATATTGAACCTGATAGCATGCTCAGCACATTGCATAATCACTGGACACGTTTTACAAATCTGTTTAGCAGTTTGCGTGTCAGCAACATTCTCAGTGCTAGCAAAGAAAGCATCAGGCCAGATGCTACAAGGCGGTTCGTCACATAAACGTTCGATACGCTCCATCAAAGCGATATGAGAGCGTTGCTCAGCATACGAGCCAAGCAACCCCTCAAAATCGAAAAGTTTAGCAGCATCCTCTTTCTGCAGGTTGTTCACTGTCGTCTTTTGAATGTCTAAACCCATCGGTTTCAGTCTCGCTTTCTTCAACACCACCGAGATAGGCTTTAGCAGCCGCCTCAAGCAGTTCAAGGTCTTCGTTATACTCTGGACTAACCTTACGCAAAGCCTGCTCTAGACCTCGAATAAGGCGAATCACAAGGTCAGTATCCACAGCATCCTTACGGATAGACACCGATGCATGCATCTCATCTTCAGGGACGTAATACTTGACATCGACAGATAGAACAGTTGATTCGTTCTTCTGGTCTAGAATCGGGTCAAGGTTGTATTTGTTATTCTGCTTAGGCATCATAACCTTTCATGTCAGGCACATCAGGGAGTGCATTATCGGTTACGCCACCAGTGCCGATAGCGTAAATATCATATAGCCCGTCCGGGCGGGAACGAATAGTGATCTTGATAGGCAATTTGTGGCGAGCCACAATCGCACGAAGACCACTATTAGAATTCTGTGAAGGTTCAGGCAGTCGCAACCATTTACCAGGATGCTCCAGCAAAGCCTTCACAATGTCATCAAACTTACTCAACTTGTGCCCAGATCTTACAGGCGGCTCTTCCCAAATAACCTCGAGTTTATCTTTCATCATCTCTCCTATTTGTCAGTGAACGGTTGCACCGTTCGTGAACGCAAAAACAATTCAACATCAGTGCGTTTATAGCGGATAGTGGCCGCATTACTGCCACCAAACTTTACATAGCGTGGCCCCATGTTACGAGACCGCCACTTCTGCAGCGTGTTCATAGAAACACCACAGAGTTCAGCAACCTGTGCTGAAGTCAACATTTCACTCTCTGTCATCTAACTCCTGTTCATCATGCATATCGTTCATATAATCACAAACACATACGCCTTTGCAATAGTTGCAATACTCGTCATCCGGTATTTCATCAACATCATGCCAATCTTCAGGTATCATTTGTTCTCTCCCTTGATAAGAGCGATAAAGTCTGCCTTAGAGTATTGAATAGTATTGCCGTCAGGTCTGAATACCCCGATAAAGTCATCAGCAAGTAATTCTTCTATCTGTTTGGTAATGAGTTGTTTTGATTCTTTGATTCCAGACTTACGCCCAAACTCAAACCACTTGGCTTTTAGTTCATCTGTGTCGCTCACTTGTTCTCTCCTTTACGAATCTCAATATATTCTTGGAAAAAATCCAACAACTTCTCCAACACATCCAAACCGCCATCATGGTAAGCAACATTCAAAGACATTTGCACAGGGTCATCAAACCGAAAGGCATCCTTACGCATAGACTTTACAGTCTTGATTTGATTCTTTATCTGCTGTTCAACAAACGCAATATCCAAAAGATACAACTCATCCTTACTCATTACAACTCCTCCAAAGTGTTGAAGTCGATGTCTACTTGAATGCCTTTATTCTTTTCAGCACCGTTGTGTGCCTCGTGAAGCCACTCAATAGGTTGCTCACCTAAGTCAACTTGACTTGTAAACTTGCGGGCTTCTTCAAGGCTCTCAGCCTCAAAATAAACCTTCCACGTTTCAATAACGTCATACCAAACAACAAACGTTTTCTTAGACATAACTACTCACTCTCCTGAACAAACCTGCTCACACCATGATCCGCCTCAAGATGCACACCATCAGCAATACCATGAGCAACCGCATCCAACACTTCAGCCAACTCGAAACACACTTCACACGAACAAGCCCGGTAAATCTTATCCAACTCAACCAGCAAATCAATCACCGCACTACGCTCACGCAAAGTCGCTGCACGATCAGTCAACGACATCACAGACTCCATCTGTCCAGTCAACTCCGTAAGATTCTTCGTAATACGCTCAATCTGGTCACTAACTTTTCTAGACATAACTACTCCTAATCAACCACTAAAACCACTAACTGTTCCAGTCAGCGTGTCAATAAAAAAGTGTGCGACCCGACGCAGTGATAGGGGGAGGACACTACATCGGGTCACACACTTATACAGGCAAGCAGAAATCACAAAAACATCTTGCCTGTTTGTGTTACCAAGCGACATCACAAGCCGAAAGGATTACCTGTGATACTCGATAACACTCGTTAGGGAACCAACCTAACGAACACTATAACCCCTGCCAGACGGAGTAACTGGGGGCGGTAGGAATCTGGC